AAACGATTTAATTTTTTCAACTATTACTGAAATTGTTGATGATAAACAAACTTATCCAAATAGTGCTTATACAAATTTACGAATAGACTCTGAACAATTTAGTGCTATACCTGACAGGTCATATCGTATTCGTGGAGTAAAAGTAAGAATCCCAGGAGCAGGTGCATCTAGTTCTGGCACTCCTACTGTTGACCTACAGACAGGAAGAGTTGTTTATCCAAGCGGATATATTTTTAATGGAACGATGGGTGCAGCCCAATGGTGTTCATGTCCTTCTTTAATTCTGCTTGATCTTCTGACGACTGAAAGATATGGATTTGGTACACATATCAAAGACGCTAATCTTGATTTGTTTAGTTTTATTGCAGCTAGTAAATATGCAAATGAATTAGTAGATGACGGATTTGGTGGTCAAGAAGCAAGATTTAGTTGCAATGTAAATATTCAAGGTTCTTCAGACGCATTTAAATTAATAAATGAGTTAGCTGGAGTGATGAGATGTTTTCCTATTTGGTCTGAAGGTTCTGTTTTTATATCTCAAGATAGACCAACCGATCCAACATATTTATTTAGTTTGGCAAATGTAGGTGAAGGCGGTTTTAGTTATTCAGGTAGTAGCTTGAAGCAGAGAAATACAGTAATAAATGTCAGTTATTTTAATATGGATAGTAGAGAAATAGATTACGAAGTTGTAGAAGATACTACTGCACAAGCTAAATTAGGCATAATCAAAAAAGATATAAAAGCTTTTGCCTGTACTTCTCGTGGGCAAGCCCAAAGATTAGGGAAGGCAATACTTTTCAGCCAGCAAAATGAGTCTGAAATAGTTACATTTACAACATCAATAGATTCTGGAGCGATTGTAAGACCTGGATCTGTAATCTCTATCAATGATCCAGTTAGAGGAGGAGAGCGTAGAAGTGGTCGAATAAAATCTGCCACAACTACTACTATTACTGTAGATAATATTGTTGACTTAAATACTTTTACTGGCAGTAATAAAAAATGTAGTGTGATAATGCCAAATGGATCGGTAGAAACAAAGAACATTACAGGTATTATCAACAACGTCATATCTTTAGATTCTGCTTTATCTACAACGCCAAATGTAAATAGCATTTGGCTTATTCAAAGTTCTACATTAGAAGCACAAACTTTTAGAGTAGTAACTGTTGAAGAAAAAGACGGTATTAATTTTACAATTACAGCACTTACTTATATTGATGGAAAATACGCAAATATCGAGCAGGGCATTAGTTTACCTACAAGAAATATTTCATTGTTAAATGAATTAAAAGAACCACCAGCAAACTTACAAGCATCAGAAAGAATTGTTGTTATAAACGCTTTAGCTGTTGCAAAACTAATATTGTCTTGGGTATCTGTCACAGGTGTTAGTCAATATCTTGTTCAATACAGATTTAATAGTACTAACTGGGTAAGTGAAATTGTATTTAGACCTGATTTTGAAATATTAAATACTGAAGCTGGAACTTATGAATTTAGAGTTTTCTCTTACAATTCAGGCTTAAAACTTTCAGCAACTTCTACTGATCTTACTTTTAATGCTGTAGGTAAAACAGATCCACCTGGTAATGTACAAAACTTATCTATGGAACCGATTACTAATAAATTAGTAAGGTTAAGATGGACTCAAGCTGTTGATCCAGATGTTCTTCACGGAGGACGGGTTTATGTAAGGCATAGTAATCTGACGGACGGAAGCGGCACGTTCCAAAATTCTGTTGACCTTGTTACTGCCCTTGCTGGTAATACTACAGATGTGGTTTTACCGAGTTTAGAAGGAGAGTATATTTTAAAATTTCAGGACGATCAGGGAAACTTTAGTGTTGGAGAGGCTTCTATTATTCAGGACTTACCTGATTTAGTTGATACTCAAGTTATTCTGCAAGACAGAGAAGATTTAGATAGCCCTGCATTTCAAGGCACAAAAACAAATACAACATTTAGTAATACTGCTAGTGCTTTACAACTTACAAATCCAGCCACAAATCAAACAGGAGAATACGCTTTTAAAGATATTTTAGATTTAGGTGCTGTATTTTCTCTTGATTTAAAAAGAGTAATTCGTTCTGTTGGTTTTGTCACGGGAACAGATATAGAAACTTTAATACCAAGCGGATCGTTTTGGGATAATTATGCTCTTAACGGTAATTTTGATGGACAAGCAGCAGATGAAGCTAACTGTCAGATACAAGTAGCAACATCACAAACAGCATCAGGATCTTTTGGAGGATTCAATAACTTTGCTAATGGTACATTTAAAGGTCGTAGATTTAAATTTAAACTTTTACTTGAAACAACAAATACAGCACAAAATATGAACGTACAGCAAGCAGGTTATACAGCAGAGTTTCAATCTAGAACAGAACAAAATTATCAAACAGGAAGCGGAACATCTACTGCACCGCAGCAATCTGGAACATCTGCCTCTGGGAAGACAATAACATTTGGATCACCATTTTTTGTCGGAACTTCTGGTTTGGGAGGAGCAAATGCTTTTCTTCCTTCTATTGGAATTACAATACAAAACGCTGAATCAGGCGATTTCTTTACTATTACAAATGTTTCTAGTTCAGGGTTTACAGTAACAATTAAGAATGGTACAAGTTTTGTAGATAGATCTTTCACATTTTCGGCTGTAGGATATGGTAAAGGGGTGTAATATGGAGAAAAGTATTCTGTAAATGAGCCAAGTATCAGATTACAATATAGCTAATGCGTCAGGAGCTTCTGTAAGAAGTGACCTCAATGCTGTTTTTGATGCAATAAAAACTCTTAATAGTGGTGGTACAGATCCGACAAACCCAGAGGCTTTTATGCCTTATGTTGATACTGGTGATAACAATAATTTAAAAATTAGAAATGCTTCAAATAACGGATTTACAACTGTTGGTTCTATTAATGAAGCAAATTTAGGTTTATTACCTAGATCAGGCGGTACTATGACAGGTCAGATTCTAGGTGATGACGGATCGGTTGCGGGTTCTCCAGCTTTTGCATTTGATGGAGATGCAGACACAGGAATGTTTCAATCTGGAGCCAACAATATAGGTTTTTCAACTGCTGGAGTTGAGAGAGTTGTTATAGACAGCACTAGCTTATCAGTAAGGAATCAAGCAAGAATTACATTTAAAGAGTTAGCTTCAAATGGAAGCAGTTTTGTAAGTTTAAAATCACCTGCTGCTTTATCTGGCAATGTAGAGTTGACTTTACCTCCAAGTATTGTTAATGGAGGTTTTCTTCAGACAGATAATTCTGGTAATTTAAGTTTTCAAATTGTAGCTGGTGTTCCTACTGGTGCTGTTTTTTGTGTAGCAGTAGCAACGATTCCAAGTGGTTATTTAGAGTGTAACGGCACAGCAGTCAACAGATCTACTTTTGCAGCTTTATTTGCATTAATTGGAACGCAATATGGAGCGGGAAATGGTAGCACTACTTTTAATTTACCTGATCTAAGAGGTGAGTTTGTTAGAGGTTTTGATAATGGTAGAGGAGTCGATTCAGGAAGAAGTATTGCTAGTAGTCAGACAGCACAAAACCAATCTCACAGTCACGGTGCTAATGCAAATGCAACCTCAAATGTAAACGATCCAGGTCACAAACATAACGCTAGAGGTTATGGAAACCAAGACGATGGAGGTAATCAATTTACTGGTAGTAATAACTCTGCAACTAGAGATAATGCTATAAATAATGCCAATACTGGTATTTCTGTTTCTACCAATGTATCAGTAAGCGTAGCGAATGAAGGAGGCGAGTCCAGACCACGCAACGTAGCTATGATGTACATTATTAAAGTTTAACTATGGCAATAGCACCTGGAACATATAATATGACTGTTCAAAGAAGATCAGATCATAGTATTCAACTTGTATTCAAAGATAGCACCAATGCTGCAATAAACTTAACTGGTTTTACTGTAGCTGCACAAGTTTGGGAAGAAACACGCACCACGAAATTTGCTGATTTTACTGTGGCTTATACAAACAGAACAACAGGAACAGTTGATATTTCTTTGACAGATACTCAGACTGCTACATTTAGTCCAAATGTTTTAAAATATGATGTTGCTCTTACGAATGGAAGTGGTTTGAAAGAATATTATTTAGAAGG